ATCAACGAATGTAAATTATCCCGACACCATTCTGGTGTTGAACTTCTTACACTTTCAAGTCCCATTATCTTTAACTTGGGCTCTTTGTATGATACACCCTCATTGTTGTAAACATTAAGAATGTATCTTTTTTTTGCTGTCCATATACCCTTATCAGCAATTACTTCACGTTCCATGAACATTTTCTGTTCATAACCATTCACATACGAATGAAGATTTTTATAACATAAATTAATATACGGTTCAATTTTATCTTTACAAATCGTATCCAAGAAGGTGACGATATTAGAAGTCGGTGTTCCTTCTTGAAACACATTATTAACCAACTTATTAAATGTGATGTAAACGCTGTCTGTGTCTGCTGCGATAACATAATCAGTGTCCTCCGTATTTAACAATTTATTGATATATATATTTATATATTTTTCAATCCATTGTATAGATAACTGACCTGACATAGTAATTGCTTCTGCTAAATCAGGTGAATAATAAAGAAAATATTGATTAGCACAAGCACCATAGGCACTATTCAATAATATTTTCTTTGACATTTGAATATTATTATACTTAGCTATATTATTAATTACTTTTTGTTTATCCTTATAATCACCACTTTCTAATTTTTGTTGTTCTTTCAACATTTTCTTCTTATATACTACTCTATCATTATACATCTTATTCATTAATTGTGGAAGAAAACCTTGTTCAACAGTTTTAAAATGAACACCATTTGGTGTTAATGTTATATTCTTTTCTTTAAGATAATCTGTATCTAACTTTTGTTCTAGTAATCCTTTAACACCAATATCTATTGAATTATTACAAACTACTCCCTTATATAAAGTTTCAGGACTTATATTGTATTGTTGAATTAGATGTGGATACAAAGAATTCAAATCAAAACTTACAACCCAATTGTGCATACCAACATGAGGATTCTTAACATAACCACCTTCAATTGTTCTTGGTTCACTATCTTCAGATTTAACTGGAACGGCTATATGTTTTTCTTTGAGAAATCTGTATATAATAGACTCCCAAGTTTTAACTGGTGAAAAAACATCTTCAAAATTAATACCAGAATCATAGGCCATTGTAATTACCAAATCCATCAATTTCATTTTATCATCAAGTTTCTTAACAATTTCTACATCTCTAATATTGTAATTGATGAACTTTTGATAATCTGTTTTGTATAATTCATAGCCAGGAATTTCATCTTGGTCTTTTTGTAATCCCAATTCAACTTTACCGATATAGTCTAGGCGATATGATTCACGAACTTTGTATGTATATTTTTTATACAAATCAATATAATCTAAAACAGAAACACCAGTAATTGAATATGTTTGATTTTCTCTACCAGCAATTCTTATATTTTTTTCATATATATTCTTTATTGGTGATAAAAGTTTTGAAGATAAACCAAGAAATTCTAATCTATTAACAATATAAGGAATATCAAAAAATTTACAATTCCATCCTGTTATAATATCTGGAATATTATCCTTCCACCAATTCAAAAACACTTCCATCATTTCATGTTCGTTATCACATTGAAAATAACTTATAGTCTTATCGGGTTGGTCTGGGGTATAATCACCAGTTCCGAAAGCATAATATTTATCTTGTAAACTACTATAAATTGTAATTGAAGTTATTGCCGAATTAGCTGTACGAATATCAGGAAAACCATTATCTATAGATGTTTCAATATCAATATTATAGATATTGATCTTTGTAGAATCCCATTTGATATTAGGATATGTTTCTGTTATGTATTGTGAAACATAATTACGATTACCACGAATAGAATAATTTACAGTGCCATCATAAGAATCAATAAACTCTCGACAATCTTTAATTGAATCGAAAGTATGTGACCCAAGTGGTTTATTGTCTAAGCTCTTAAAATCGGATTTATCTTCTGGTGCTGGGAGATATAAGGTTGGTTTAAAATTAGTATAACCCGAATATGTTATTCCCTTATTATCAATTTCACGGGAATATATTCTATTGCCAACTTTAGCTACATAAGTATAAAACTTCATAATATATATTATAACAAAAAAGGTTCAAAAAGTCAAGGAACTATTAGGGTACTACAATGCCACTACCAAACGCTCTATTGTATTCATTGGTGATGACTTTACTCGGTGTGGCCACAAGTAAAATTTGTTCTTCTTTTAGTTGGAATTTTTTATCCTCAGAATAAGGCAGCCACGGACTGAAGGCAATCTTTTCATTATTCACTGGAATCATTACAACTGGGTTACTAATCATATTTGTTGCTTCGTCAAATTCACCTATTAATTCTTCACCACTTGTCAATTTTACTATTTTAACATTCACTTTTTCATACTCCTTTAAATCTACATTATTAATAACATAATGAGAAGATACATTACCAGTTACACCAATTAAAAATGTTTCTAAACCCGTGCAACCGATTAAAAATAGACTACTTAGTAATATCCATCTACTTAAAAATATCATCTTTTATTTCAGTAGCCTTACCTGATTCATTAGTTGTCCTCATTCCAACATTGCCAATACTATACTTAGCTTGTAAATCCCATTCTGGTTTTTCACTAAATGGTAAAATCTTCATTTGTCTAATAGAAACTGTTGGTTGTGCTTTTTCTGGAATTACAATTTCAACTAAATCCCATTCATGTAAAAGATTTACAACGGTATTTCTTCGTTCAATATCATTCTCTGAAAGATTTGTTGGTTTACCATCTAAAGCAAACAATTCTTTGAAGTGAACTATATAATACTTACCTTGTTTGTGAAGGATATGGCAGGATTGATATAACTTCTTTTCTCTTCGTGAAGCTATCCCAATTCGTGTGAGGGTTTCTTTAACTTTCAAAAAATCATCATCTTCTTTCAATCGAACTTCAATCATATCTTCCATAGACCATTTAATAATATCTGTCATTATATTGTCCCTTTCAATTCAATAAATTTATAAAACCATTATATATATTTATAAGATTAGGACATACCACCTTTATTCATTTTACTCTTTATATATTCTATATCACCATCAGTAAGAACTGATAATGCTGTTTCAGCTTTAGAATTACTATACTTGAAAAACTCTTTGACTAATTCTATATTTTCAAGTTTCTTTCCTTTCACCCAAAACTTTCTTGGACGTTTCTTCTTAGGAATAATACTATGAAGAAAATCATAATGTAATTTCTTTTCAACATCAGGATATCTATTTATTGCATTAACGATATGAATCAAGTCTGGTTGATAAGACATTGAGCGATTAATAAGAAATTCTTTATAATCTTTTCGTTGTTCAATATCAACATCATAACTTTCTTTTACCATCAAGTCATTCGCATATTCAAAGGGATTCATTATTCCTCCTCAGGTGGTGCATCTGCACGAAAATCTTTAAAATGTGCTATCAATGATTTATCATTAGGATCCCAATTAACACCCCTTAAATGTCTTAAAGAAGGCTTCTTTATTTTTGGTTTTGGTTGTTCCATTCTTTCTTTAGAAAGTTCACCACCATGTTTTCTCATAAACTCAGCTTCATCACGCAAATCTTGCATCATTCGTTTATGTTCATCTTCATAATATCCTTTTCTATGTTTATTCATCCGTTCTCTAAATGCATCTACTCGTTTATCTTTTTCGTCACGTTCTTCATCGTTCCGTTCATCATGTTTTCTTTTTCTTATTTTTACAATATCCTCTTTCGTTAAATCATCTAAACTATCCCATTTCCTCATTAAAACTTTATTTAAATTATCATAAATCATATCATACAATTTTTCATCTTCAAGTGATGCGGCCAATGCTAAAACAAGAGAAAATGTTTTATTCAAATCTTCAACATCTCCTACATAACCATTTTCAGTTTCAGACATTTCACGACTAACAACTTCAATAGTCCCATCAGTACGAACAACTAAAGCACTATCATTAGTATTCAAAATTAAATGTATTTTACCATTTTCATCTGGTTTTAATTCATCCACGGGTAATACCTCCTTGTTAAGTACTTCATCATATATTTATACATTTTGATATATCACATTCAATCTTGCTAAATCATCTATTTCAGCCTTTCTATCATTCTTTACTGCATACATATAAGCTTCTTTAATATATTGTTGTGGGTTATTATTCCATTTTGTTGTTTGTCCATTTAATTTTAAAGCAGTATATTTTCGTATACAACTACGACATTTTCCACACTCTCCATCTTCATCACTATAACAAGACCTAGTTTTTAATAAAGATAATACACTTCCACCACCCTTTAAATATTTTTCAATCAATTGTGTTTTTGTAAAATGTCTATATGGTATAGTTAAAAAAGCACCATTAATTGATACATCAGGATTTTTTAATTTATTAGAAAACATATGTTTAAATAAATCATTCATATAATTTACAAATGGTTCATCTTTATCATTTGTAGTATCTCCAGCAGTTGCAACTAAAATTATTTCTTCACCATAATATGCTCCTGCAAGTGCAAAATATGCGTTCCGCATTGGTAAAATATCATTTGGTAATACTTGGTCATCCAACTTAAATCTATTATCTATAATAACTTTATCACCATAATCTTGACTCTTAATAGCTTTTATTTCTTGTTTACATAAAGATTGACCTGTATCAAAATAAACCATAACATCTGGTTTACTTAAATATTGTGCGCAATGGCTATCAATCCCTGAACTTATCAATAAGATTTTCTTCATATCCAACTCCTTTATCATCAATGTAATAATCTGCTCTTATCTTTTCCATAACCAACGCATGATACTTAATATTATGTTTTGCTAATAAACTTCTAGTTTTATGGAATATTGTATAGCTTCTTGCAGTATAAACAACAATAAAATAATTAGGATTTTCAAATAGAATATCTAATTGATCAGCTACCTTTGTTCGTTTATCATCTGGTGGCCATCCACTAATAAGTGTATCATCTAAATCAAATGCTAGAACTTTCATATTAAAAGAATCCCTCCAATGTTGCTCCATGTTTCAAAAATCTATGATTTAAATCTGCTTCCCAATCTTTTGAAATATCATTAAATACTTTGTCCAAATACAACAAATTATTATATATTTTCTTTGGAAAAAATGAATCATATATTTCAATCATATCAGATTTTAATATTCTTGTAGCATTTTCAAGATATTCTAATTGTAAGAAAAGATTATGAAAAGCTATATTCATATTAAAATCCTTAAATCTAACAACTTCATTTCCATCACTATCTTTTTTATAATGATTGAAAAAAGAATAAACATTATCTAAATCATTACAAATAGGACAATGACAAGGCATTCTAAAATCTTTTGATAATTCTTTATAACTAATAGTATTGGGCCAAGACATTGATTGCATACCTGTTCCA